AAAGATTCTGAGATTTCTCGACGTCTTAAAAAATTTTTCAACCACTTAATAATGCACTGTGTGTATCATAAGCTTGGTATAGAAGTTGACAGTGAAATTTTTGATAAATTAGAAAAACAAAAAATTAGACCCAATCTCTTGAATTGTTTGACCTTTTTGGACGCTTGTGCGAGCTTGCTCATATTTTTGCTCAAGCAAGGTCGCCAGGTGATGATCACAGGTGATTTTGAGCACTTGTTCATAGACGGTGATAGTTTGAGCGAATGGACATTAAAGGCTAAGAAACTCAAAATGAATTCCGAATTTCTTGGAAATCCCGGTGCCGTAGGTTTGGATGTTCACACCTACATTAAAGATTTGGAGTCATGCATTGCTGAAAGTAAGAGTTTGACTAAGTTTATGAAAGTTAATACACCTGAAGGGAAATATTTCCATACTATTCAATTCGAATTGCAAGCTATTGAGAAACGTTATCTAACAGTCACAGCTGCTCAAGCTATTAGGAAAGCACCACTGGCATTTATCATCTATGGTGACTCTGGTATTGGTAAATCTAGTATTCTTACTGTGATTTCCGATTTTGATGCTCGACGTAGAGGTAGGAATACAGATCCTACGTTCAGATACACTGTTACTGCAGAATCAGAATATTATGACGGTTTTAAATCCAACATGCACACTATTATCATTGATGACGCCGCCATTCATAACCCATCAAAAATTCAAGGTATCGACCCTACAATATCTGATGTTATGAGAATTGGCAATGGTATCGCATGGTGTCCACCACAAGCTGCCATTGAAGACAAGGGTAGGACACCGATGTTAGCTAATTTGTTAATGGTAACCTCTAATGTCCATGATTTGAACATTCCTATATACTACAAGGCATCTTATGCAGCGATGCGTCGTTTGAAATTCCGTATTGAACCTATAGTGAAAGAGCAATATGCGGGCTTGGACAAGATATCATTAGATAGTAGTAAATGTGGTGGTGACACTAATTACCCTGATTACTGGACCTTTAAGATTAGTGTAGCCACGAGGAAAGCTGGAATGTGCGGTGCCTACGAACCACATTGTGAGTTCAGTAATATGGCACACTTTTTGCAATGGCTAGGGACGGTCAGTGATTTGCATGATCGAGAGCAGGAGCTTTGGCTTAAGAATAGCTCTAGTTATGACATCACTTTATGCGAACATTGTTTAAATCCCGATGACATGTGTTTATGTGTTGATGTTCAATTACAAAATCTTCGTGAGGTCGATGGCAAAACGGTCTGGGTTGCAGATTTGACTCCCGAAGAGATAGAACTACGGAGTGCACATCGAATTAAGTATGGTAGTGGTAGAACTGAAAAAGAAAAATCTGAGGAAGCATTTAGAGCTGAATTCCTTGCGGCACATGGTAGCTTCGACTTATTCAATTCAGTTAAGGAAGAGGTGAGACCTTGGCGCACCACATCTTATGAGACCAGGAAAAAACGTCTGTATACGGTTGACTTGTCAAAAAAGTTTATTGAACTTTTTAAAGAAAAAGCATTACCGTTGCATCTTGAATATTACGCTTATAAGGAACTTCCCTCTTTGTTAACCACTGGTTGGAAAGATGATGATATTTTACATGATTTTTACAATTACTCTACCTATTGCACGGAAAATGCAGCTGTGGATGACATTTTGCAAATGGCAACGTTTTTTGTTGAAAATGAAATCTCTATACCCAACCAATTTTATTTGGGTGGTTTCATGGATGCAATATTTAAAATGATTGTGTCGATTTACTTTTACAGCGCTTTCGTTAGGGGAGCAGTTCAGTATATATCAAAATTCGAGTTTATACGAAGAATTGCTATGAAATTTCTGAGACCTTGCTTACTGCGTACAGAAAACCAGAAGTTCTTTATTAAGAAACTAGGCAAGGAAATTGATAATAAGTTAGGTGGTGGTTCCAACTATATTAAATACGCATTAGGTTTTCTTAGTGTTAGCTCCGTCGCTGCTGTAGCCTACTCCTTTTGGAGTAAATCTCAAAACAGTACGTCTAATGAGGGAGATGAAGTAACTACAATAGATTGTAATCTCGAAGTCTGTGAATCAAATATTGACCATGATGACGTTCCATCTGAAGTGGGTCCTGTAATTCAGGCTCTGCGAGATTTCGGATCACATCCTAAACCGTCACCAGGAGATGAAAAAGTGAATATGTGGTCTGTTGAAGATAGAGCCATTACAACAGTGGATTTCGTTCCAAACATGTGTAGGGATACCGTGGGTTTTGAACGGAAAATGTGCCGTAACACGCTAGTTTTTGAGACATTTGAACCGACCAGTGTTGGAGCGTGGAAATATTCTGGTATTTTAACAATTTTGTCTAATGAACATTTTTTGACAAACTCACACTCAATTCCTACAGGTATAGATTGTAAATTTAGGGTTTATTTGGGTCGTAATCATCTGGTTTCACCTAAAATAGAGTTTATTATTAAACAATCGCAGATAGAGCGAATTCCTGAACGCGATATAGCTATCGTTAGAACAAACAATTTTCCAGCTTTGTTTACAGATATTTCTCGTAATTTTGTGAAATCTACATACAACGGTGTTTATGATGGTTTTTATCTGATTAAACAGATGGATGGATCAATGAAAAAGATTGATGTGTTGAATATCAAAAAGATGCATCTGACTCGGACTATTCAAGGCGTATTTTTCGATATGGAAGTGTTTCAAGGCAAAGCTGTATCTCCCACACAATTGGGAGATTGTGGGGCTCCCTTGATAGCCAACACGGGATATGGTCCAGTTATCGTTGGTTTTCATATGATATATGATGAACCCAACACCGTCTTCGCAGCAAAATTTTCCCATGAGGATTTCAACGTGTTTTCTAAACAGATGCAGGTACAAGTTGGAAAAATACCCGTTGGTGATATAGAGGTGTATTTGGCGAAGAAATCATATATTGATTTCCATGAAACTGGCAATCTTGTGTACCATGGTGAACTGAAAACTTTTAGATCACGACCTCACCATAATGTAGTCGATTCAGAGCTGGCTGCACAAATTTATGGGAAAACTCTTAATAATACTTTATTAGAAAGACGCTTGTGTGGGCCAGTGATGGACTCGTGGCGAGCTCAACAAACAGGTCTTAAAGAATTTTTACAACCTGTCAAATATATGGATGAAGAAGTTTTACAAGAAATATCAAATATGTGGACAGCTCACATACTCAAGCATTTGGCTCCCTCGGAGTTAGATTTGATAGAGCCTTGCTGTTTAGATGCTGCTGTAAATGGGGTTCCCGGTATGGCGTACGTTGATTCCATCAAACGTAGTACTAGTATGGGGTTTCCTTATTACACAACTAAGAAAGCCTATTTGGAGACTTTGAGAGATGATAGGTGGCCAGATGGCGTTAAATTTACACCAGCTGTGGAAAAAAAGATTTCGGAATGGATGGAACTACTAAGGAATGGAATAAGATTACATGCAGTTTTTGGATCTAATCTTAAAGATGAAGCAGTGTCATTCAAAAAATTTGAAGCTTGGAAGACTCGTATTTTCTTCAGCTGTCCCGCAGAGCTATTGGTTATTGTGAGGATGTTTTATCTTGGTTTTGCTAGGGTAGTACAAAGAAATCGTTCACTCTTTTGGGTAGCAATAGGATTGAATACAACATCACCAGAATGGGAAGATTTGTTCCAGATTCTTTCGAAATTTGGAATAGACACCTGTATTGCTGGAGACCATGTGTACTATGATAAGCGTGTCAAAATGCTTGTTATGTACTACGTGATGGATTCCATTAACCGTATTTGTGTCGCTTCAGGTCACTTTACCGATGAAATGCAGTTGATGATGAACGTGTTGAAACATGAATTAATGAACCCCACTGTAGATTTCTTTGGTATGCTAATAACTCTGCTAGGTGGTGAAGTTTCTGGACACCAGTTGACAACCATTTTTAATTGTGTACTAAACATTTTTTATTTAATGTATGCATATAAAATGGCGGGTTACGATTTAGCAGATTTCTTTGATAATGTCATTGGTGTTATATTGGGTGACGATCATGTACTGTGTGTTAGTCAAGATAGACCATTATTCCATCACACACATATCAAGGATGTTCTAGAGGGTCTTGGTTTGGGTTACACCATGGCCGACAAGAATTCAGAGTCCACACCCTATATTTCACTCTACGAGGCTTCTTTTCTTAAGAGAACCTTTGTATATGACGTGAAATTAGGTTTGCACGTGGGGCCATTAGAGTTTAATTCCATTGTGAAGATGTTGACAATTCAAGTCAAATCCAAAACAGTGATGTTATCGACTCAGTTGGCGCAAGCCATTAGCTCAGCAATGAGCGAAATGTTCTTTTATGGTGAAGAAGCATTTGAGGAGTTTCGACAATTCATTATAAGCCTAGAAAAAAGCCCCTCTTTAAAAGAACAAATGCTAGATTTTCCTTTATTAACATTTGATGTTTACAAAAGGCGATTTTGGAATTCTAGCAAAAATAAGGCCTATGATACAGGTCTTCAAAGCCAAAAGATTCACATAAGTAATAGTTACTGTTCCGACCCAACTTCAATCCTTAATGGGGAGGAAAGAATGGATTACTTATGTTATCATGCTAGGGCGTTCCCCGAAATCCATTTTTATGGAAGTATGGAGCTTGATACACAACAGGATTGTAAGGGTCGTGAGATTAAGTTGTCTCAAGATCACGAAAATTACCAACTTAGCAAAACAAATGAACAAATGAATGCGATACCATCCGAGATTCCTGCGACTGAGGGCTCGGAAAGCAGTACCAGTCAACAAACACAATTTGTTAATGAGACAGCCTCAGAAGTTTTGGAGATGGGTGTACCCCATGATATGACGGCAAAGAGTTTGATTACTAATTCTCATTTAGCAGAATACCTTTCGCGTCCCACAAAGATACATAGTTTCACCTGGACGGAAAATGCTTCAGCCGGCAATATTTCCACTATTACGCCGTGGGGGCTGTTTTTCAACAATGCCAATATAAAAACGAAACTCGACGGGTTTGGATTTATCAGATGCAAGTTACATCTGAAGTTCACAATCAATGCGAGTCAGTTTTATTATGGTAGCCTTGGGGCATTTTACACGCCCATGCACAACGTGGTGCAAGACACAACAGGTTCAACCTACGGGTACGCCCCTGGATTTCAAGTGTTACAATCACAAAAACCACACGTGTGGTTAGACCCGCAAACCACATCTAGTGCGGTTATGGAACTACCTTTTCTTTACAATAGACATTTTTTAAATGCAACACTCTTGAGTGATTTTAATGGTTTTGGTAAGATAGATTTCACGCAATTTGCTGCCTTAAGATCTGCTAATGGTGTGACCACAACAGGTGTAACCGTTGTAGTGTATGCTTGGGCAACTGACGTTGAGTTAACGGGTTTGACTTCACGAGCAGTTTTGCAATCAAAGAAAGAGTATGTTGGAAATGGCCAAATATCAGGGCCAGCGTCAACCGTTGCTAATGTAGCTAAACGAATGACGGATATCCCCGTCATAGGGCCGTTTGCCAAAGCAACAGAAATGGCTGCTGGAGCGGTCGGTGGTATAGCTTCCATGTTTGGGTTTACCAATGTGCCAAATGTTAAGGATGTTGAACCGTTCAAGCCTACTAGTTTTCACACTTTAGCGTCCTCAGAGATTTCAGAACCTATAAACAAACTTAGTTTACAACCAAAGCAAGAGGTATCAGTTGATAGTACTTTTGCAGGTGACCCCACTACTGACCAATTGCATATTACTAATTTCTGCCAACGGGAGAGTTTTTTATGTGGTGCTTTATGGGGAACAACAGCCGCTGAAGATACTATTGTGTTTACTTCTTATGTCACTCCTCAGCTATATGAGAAGAGTACGGGAGCCAACCCCCATGTTTATAGTGTTCCAATGGGTTATGTGGCTAATATGTTTGAAAAGTGGCGGGGTGATCTTATTTTTAGATTTAAGGTGATCAAGACCCAATACCATAGAGGACGGTTGAGTATAAGTTGGGATCCAGTTCAAACCAGCATGGCCAGCATGCCTAGTTACGGTAATCCTAGGGTTCAAAATATCATTTTTGATTTAGAAGATACCGATACCATCGAGGTAAGAGTGCCCTATATGCAATCAACACCATTCACAACTTTACGCGATGGTTCATTAACTGTTGATGGACCATGGTGGAGTAATGGGCCATCTCCAGCACAAACCGCTGTTAATGGCACACAGAACGGAATTATACAAGTGCGGGTCGTCAATAGATTAACCGCGCCTGAAGCAACGTCAGATGTTGATGTGTTGGTGTTTGTCCGAGCAGCGAATAATATTGAATTTGCTGCCCCAAATGAAATCTTAAATAAGACACACATGGTGCTACAATCTAAGAAGGAGTTTGTAATGGGATATCCATCAGAGTCTGACCCAATGTCCTACAGTGAAGTTTACGGTGAGAAAATTTCATCATTGCGTCAACTGCTACATAGGCAGAGCAAAGCTAGCACTCAGGTGATACCTAGGACAGCAAACTGGGATGGTAGTACTTTGATAGCCAATTTTCCTTTCCAGCGAACTCCTAAACCTTATGGCTACACTGCTCGTGGTGGTGAAATAGCTTTTGGCACATTGGTGCCAGCATCAACTTTTGGCTTCAATTTCGTCAGGGTCCATCCAATATCGTGGTTACAACCATGCTTTTTGGGTACTAGGGGTAGTACCAATTGGACGTTTAATGTCGTTAATAACGATGGGAAGAGTACTGTCCCTGTAATGAGCATTAGTGTGTGTAGAAACCCCGATTCAGCTAATAATAAAGCTTATTATTATGCTATTCCAGGAACTTTAAGTACGAGTTCCCTTATGCGAGAGCACAACAATTCCACTGGTGTGGAACGACAAGGTGCTCAAGGTATGGCCTTAACTAATCAGTACACCCAATCGGGTATATCTGTAAATTTGCCATATTACAGTCGTTACAAGTTTTTAGTGAACAATGCGCCTTTGGCGTATAATCTCACTGATGCGGGTAACGATGAAAAGAACACAGATTGGTTTGAATTAACAGTCAAGAGAGGAATAACTCCTGCGACAACTGATTCCAACGTTTTTATCGATACTTATGTCGGCACTGGGCCCGATTTCGATTTTGTGTTCTTTATTAATTGCCCAGTATTTACTTATCTGGTTCCGCCTACGGCGTCTACCACGGCATAAGTGTTGCGATACAGCCGCAACAACACACTATTGTGTGTTTCATAGTGCGAAAGTACTCATTTAGAAGATTATATTCTGTTTTTAAGTGCGTTTTTCGCACGGAATTTTGAAGATTATAGTTGTAATGTTTTACTTTCGGGCTTAGCTCGATTCCCCAA